AGAACACCAAGCACTAAAATGCTATAATTTTTAAAACCTTGCATTTAAAGTTAACTTAGTTGTAAATTATCCCTAAAATAAAAGGGGGGGGGTTTATATAGATGGCTAAACAACAAAGTAAAAAAAAGCTGACTAATAAACAGATAGAGACACATTTGAATAACCTGTATCATAAGGGTACTCAAGAAAGTTATATAGTAGATACTGTAATGAAAGTTATAACAGATTTTATAGAATTTACTGGAAATACTGATAAATTTCAAACTTTCCTTGAAACCAAGTATAAAAAGAAAGAGGAAGAAAAAAAGGATGAGCCTACTAAGTAATCTATTAAAGGGAGTAAAGGATAACCCAGAACTAATAGAGTTTGCTGCTGGATTGCTACTACCTAAACATCCAGGGGAAGATGTATCTGAACTTGCAAGAACAGGAGATCAAGAAGCAATATCAGAATTAGATCAATATTATGAAACTATATTTAGTCGAGGTAGCTTTTGGGCAGATAAAATACCTCTTGAAAGTATTATACAGACTGACCCCTATTTAATGCTTCATTATTTATCTGGTTCAGGCGAAGATGTCCCACTAGTAAAAAATCAAGAAGTTCTTGATTCCTTTTTACAAGAAGTTCATGATGAATATGGTAATATAAAGCATGGTTATCATCGACCTACATATGGAGAAGAAGTTTTATCTCACTTAGGAAGGAAGGATTGGAGCACCACATTTAGTACTGGACCTTTAACAGGTGATACTTGGGATGTTACTGATTTTGTTAAAATGCAGATGGGATTTGAAGATGAGTCAGTAGATGTGTTATCTAGAGAACCTGGTGATGTGGACCAGTCAGATTATGTTCGTATGCCTATTGAAGAATATCCACAATGGATATGGCATCAAAGTGAAAATCCAGAATATCCAGCAGAACATGGATGGGAATTTTTGAGATATGATCCTACATTGTTACCCATGATGGAGGACTATTATATAGCAGTAGCACATGTTAATCCGGAACTTCATGATATATATAATAAATTAGGATCGGCATCTACAGTAAGAAGAAGACAGATTGGACCTTCCAAATATGAATATCAAATAGTTGAGCCTTGGGATATATTGGTTGGTCAATCAGAAAAATCACATGGAATGCCAGACGATTGGGAAACAGGAGTAGGTTATACTGGATCTTATATAACGAGTTCAAGAGGTTTTTCTGATGTTATGGTTGATTTAGCATCTAAGTATTTACCTGATTTTGCTAAAACTGATAAATATAATCAAATAGGATTCCTAATGGATTGGAGTACGGGTACTCCTGAAAATAAGCATGGTTTGAACGCCTATGCTTTGTATTATTTAGATAAATATTCCAAACCTTTTGATATAACGGGCACTAGTATTGTTGAAGATTAATGATTGCATTTTATATTTAATCTTTGCTAAACTATAAAAAAGCCTTGTAAGGAATAACATGAATAAGAAGACATATATATTAACAATTGAGTATGATGCAGATACAGATACAGTAGAGTATGTACAGGAAGAGATTATTAATGGAGATACAAGACCAAGGTATCAAGCAAGAATGGAAATCTTAGACTTCTTCGATGATGAGAGTATTGAACTTATTGATAGGTTCTACGAGATAGGAGAAGCATGAAAATTAATTTGGACCTACGGTCCAAGTGTAAAGGAGTAATTTATGGCATCAGCAAAAGAAAGATATTTAGAAAAAGTATTAGAAAGAGCAACTGAAGGATGGGGTGGATTTGCGCCACCTGCAGATTCATTGCCAGAACCATCCCAAAGGATGACAGATATGATATCAGAAGGTATGACTGCGCTTTCAACACCACTAAAAGATAGAAATCCACTCCCAACATTTGCTTTACCTTCCACAATGATGGGACCTTTTGGACAGGACTTGGAAAGATTCTTAAATAAATATCAACATAATGAAGAAAAGATAAAAGAATTAAAAGAAACAATGGGCATACAGAATGGTCAAGTAGATCATATGTCTGTAGAGAATGTAAGTTTACGTAGAAGGAATGCAGTTCTTCAAAAAAAATTACAAAGACTCACTCAAGACATGACTAAAAATAACCCCCTAATGCAAGAGATGTCAGCTATAGGTGAAGAAAGTGTAGATAGTGATTTCTCTATAGAGAGAGCAAAAGAACTTGATGTTTCAAGTAGTAAAGATTACTTTTCTGTAGGAAGTACTCAGAAAGGTAAAGCAAATAAGAATACATTTCCAGTAGTGAGTAGCCCTAATGGCTATAAAGCTGGAGAATAGGAGAAAAAAATGGCAATAACTAACGCACCCCCGGGTGCTAAAGTACCTGATGCATGTGCTCAAAAATTTGCGGTTGGATCAAAAGCATATTTAGAATGCAAAAAAGCTACAGCTGGCGGTACAACCCCTACTCAAGCACCTACAGGTGCTCAAGTTCCCCCAATTAATAAAGGTGGAAGAATACCTAGGGATAGAAAATATTAATATTAAAATCAAGGAGAAATAAATGGCAATTACAGGAGCACCTAAGGGTGCAAAAGCAAAATGTACACAGTTTAAAAAAGGTTCCAATGAATGGAATGCATGTATGGGTAAAACTGGTAGAATGCCAGGTGGCTCAAAGCCAAAACCTAAACCTCAACGAAAAGCAGGAAAAGCAGGGCTTACTTACTAGAAGAGGCAGGTATGTTTAAAGATAAGAAATCGTTAGAGCCTGTGGATGAATGCTCTAAATTGCCTGATATCCAAAAGTCGATATGTAGGCAGAAAAGAGATTCATTAGCACAGGTTGTAACGAAAAAATTACGTGATGTAAAATGAAAAATGGTTTAGATAAGGAAATATCCTCTAAAGCATTACTGGATTATGTAGGTAATTATGTAAAACCTAATGAGGGGTTTTCACCAACAGCGTATTATGGCCCAAGTGGTGTAAAGCATATAGGTTATGGACATACTGGTGGGTTTGGAAATTTGTGGAATGTTGATGATGGGTTATCAGATGTAGAAGATTTATTTGGCATTACTGAAAGTCAAGCAACAGTTCTATTGTTGGAAGATCTCGATAAAAATTATGGGGAATTGAAAAGATTTCTAGCTAATAATGCATTATATCATGGTAAGTTTCAAAAATTAGGAGATAAGTCTAAATTAATGCTTTTAGATTATACATTTAATTTAGGCATAGGCAGGGAAGATCCTAACACTGGTAAGAAAACCGGATTAGTTGCTTATCCTAAATTAACTAAAGCAATATTAAATAATGATTGGGTAGAAGTAAGTAAAGAGTATAAAAGAAATTATTCTACACCTCAGGGTAAGGTAAAAGAATTGAAGAAGAGGAATAATGATACTTTTGAATACTTTATATGGCCAGAATTGCAAAATTTAGGTTATACAAGGTAGTGAGATTTTATAAAGTAAATGGGATAGATCACACAGTTTATGATCCCGAGGATAGTATACCAGATCAAATAATACCTATCGGCTGGAGAAATGGATATCCTGGGGATTGGATTAAAGCGGATGATGATTGCATTATTCAAGTTTTAAGACGAGGAAGCATGGTCGTGCCTAAAGGTAAAGTAAAGATCAGAGAATATGTAGGCACGTGCACTGGAACATTTCCAGTATCCTCCAGAGTGAAGATGGATACTTCACGCAGAGTCAATATTTATTCCTTTGGAGAGAATAAGAACTCTGCTGACGTTCTCTTGGATCGGACCAAGCTTAGTAAGCACGAGCAGCTCTTCGTTTTATACATAACTACAGGTATGAATATGCAGCAAGCATATGTTAAAGCTTTTCCAACTAATAATCCACATTATGCGTTACAAAAAGCTGGCCAATTAATTAAAACGGAGAGGGTAAGAACCGCTATGAAAGAAGAATTAAAACCTATATTACTGGAATTAGGTATAGATGAGAAAGATATACTTAAAAATATTAACGATATTGCTCAATCATCTGAGAAGGATGAAACAAGATTAAAAGCTTTATTTAAATTATCAGATATTATGGATCTGGAAGATAAGAATCAAACAACAGTAACACAAGTATCTGGAGCATTATTTCAAGGATTTCAAGAAAAAGAGTTATTAGAGGCTGAAAGGCCTAAGGAGATAGAATAATGGCTACATTAAAAGAATTTGAACAACTAATGAAATTAAAGAATAAACTATTGGTAAAGAAATATACTCCCAGTACTTCACCACATTTACTTAGCTCCAAAGCAAAGGAAATTATGGAAGAGGATCTTAAGAATATAGAAGATGAATATATTGGGGATAAAGAAATTGTGAAACTAATGAAGCTAATTTTATTACCGAAAAATGTATCTGAACCTAAAGGTGGTATACTTGATCAAATATTTGGAAAAAAAGATAAGGATTCAATAAGAATAAATCCTTATACAGATAAGCCATGGAGTATATTAGAGGTAGTAGAAGAACTTTCTGATCAACAGGCTAATAGACAGGAATTTGCGGAATATTATGAGGCAAAGATTAAGTTTCCAAAAGGTCCATTAAAAGGTAAGACGTATGATTTGACAAGCGATATTTCTAAATTATTGAAAGATAAATCTAGAGTGTATAAAGATAAAGTTAATAAAAAGTATAAAGTAGGAGAATAGTGGCTAATATTAATACACAGAATGTAAGTAAAGCAGAAGAAGCACTAATGCTTGCAAAGAATGACCTCATTGCATTTGGAAAGTTATTTTTACCTGATGATTTTATGAGAAGTGAAACTCCATTCTTTCATTATGAAGTAGCGGATGCAGTAGTTGATACTAGTGTTAGACAATTAGCTGTAATCTTACCTAGAGGTCATGGTAAAACAGTATTAACAAAATGTAATATTATGCACGATTTTTGTTTTGGGGTAGATCCTTTATTTTATGGATGGGTAGCCGCATCGTCTAAGATTAGTGTACCAAATTTAGATTATATAAAATATCATTTGGAATATAATGACAAAGTGTTGTATTATTTCGGTAGTTTAAAAGGGAGAAAATGGACAGAAGATGACATCGAACTTAAAAATGGCAGTAAGCTCATTAGTAAATCAAATCTCTCAGGTATTAGAGGTGGAGCTAAGTTACATAAAAGGTACGACCTTATCGTGTTGGACGATTTTGAGGATGAAAATAATACCGTTACGCCAGAGTCTCGTGCTAAAATCTCTAACCTTGTCACGGCTGTTGTTTTCCCTGCTTTGGAACCTGGTACTGGTAGGCTTCGTATTAATGGGACTCCTGTGCATTATGATTCCTTTATTAATAATATACTTATTGGATATAATAAGGCAGAAAGTCAAGGAAATGACTTTAGTTGGAGAGTGATTACATATAAAGCACTTCAAGATAATGGTACACCTTTATGGCCTACATGGTTTGGTCAGAAGGAAATGGAGAGAAAGAAAAAGTTTTATGCTGACTCTGGACAGCCACAGAAGTTTTATCAAGAATATATGATGGAAGTTCAGAGTGCAGAAGATTCTATCTTTACTAGAGATCATATTAAATATTGGAATGGAGATTTTAAGTATGATGAAGAATCAGATATATCATATGTCATCTTGGATGATGGAACTCATAAGCCAGTCAACATTTTTGCTGGGGTTGACCCTGCTACTGACAGTACCCGTAGGGATAGTGACTTTTCTGTTATTATTGTTTGTGGTGTTTGCGCTGATAATAATGTCTATGTTATTGAGTATCTTAGACATCGCTCGTTGCCGGTTGTTGGGATTCCTGGGGATGCGAAAAAAGGTATCGTAGATCATATGTTTGATATGAATAAAAGATTTAGTCCTAGTTTATTTACGATAGAAGATACTACAATGTCTAGACCTATCTTTCAGGCATTGAATGCGGAGATGAGAAGAAGAAATGATTTTACAGTTAAGTATTGTGCAGAGAAACCTGGTAATAGAATGAGTAAGAGGGATAGAATACAAGAAATATTGGCACAAAGATTTGCTGTTGGAGGTATATATGTTAAAAAAGATATGTATGATCTTCAAAGAGAAATATATACATTTGGCCCTAGAATGGGGCATGATGACACTATTGATGCTTTAGCTTATGCATGTAAACATGCGTACCCATTACAGTCTATGAAGACAGATAAAAAGGGTAATATATATAAGAATATACCTAAAGCTAAGAATTGGGTAGTTGCATAATTGAGATTATTGAAATTAAAGATTTAAGCGTAAAAGAAAAGCCAACTAATAAGGAGAAAATAAATGGCAACAACAGTAACACCGGGAACACTGACAGTCAGGATAACTGAAAATGTCACACTAAATGGTGTGTCTTATGGTGGTACCAATACATTCACAAAATCTTCTGTGGGACAGATAGACCAGAGAGTTTTATCTGTAGTTCATGATTCAAATGTACAAATTGTAGGATTAGCAGCAGCAGACGCATTAGGTGTACACGTAGCTGCTAATTTAAAATATTGTAGAATTACTAATTTAGATGATACTAATTTTATATCTGTAATTCTTTATGATAGTGGAGCAGGAATAGAGGCAGCAGTTAAGGTAGAACCTAAAAGTAGCATGTTCTTTACTACAGATGATTTCTATGCTAATGATGACAGTTCAGTAGATTTTGCAGGTACATTAATAGCTTTTGAAGAAATATATTTAAGAGCAGATACTGCAGCTTGTGATGTTGAATATATAGTTTGTACTGCATAATATAGGAGGATAATATGGTTCCTAAACCTAAAATACATATATGACCTTTTGAAGGTACTGCACATCCAGTTGAGGAAAAGCACGAAGAAGCACCTAAAGGAAGTAGTCATTGGAATGAAGGGCCGGTGCAATTCAATATTCCAGATGAAAAGTATGATGAAGGGAAATAATGGCGAAAAGAAAAGATAAAACAGCAGAAAGAGTAAAGATATTATTTAACTCTGTTAATAATAACAATAGAGTTCAATGGGAATAGAGAAATCAAAAGGGCTATGATTTTTCTAATGATCATCAGTTAACAGAACAAGAAAGACAATCATTGGAAGATCAAGGTATGCCTACATTTACTATTAATAGGATTACGCCTGTAGTAGAAATGTTGAATTTTTATGCAACTGCTAATACTCCAAGATGGCAAGCTGTAGGAACTGAAGGTAGCGATACTGATACAGCCGCATTGTTTGCTGATTTATCTGATTATATATGGTATAATTCAGATGGTAATACAATATATTCTAATGCTATTAATGATTCAATAACTAAATCTATCGGTTATTTAATGGTTACAGTCGATCATGACCAAGATAATGGAATGGGAGAAGTTGTACTTAAACAACCTGAGCCATTTGATATTTATGTAGACCCTAAATCTAGAGATATGTTATTTAAAGATGCTGCATTTGTTATGATACGTAAAAAACTTCCAAAGACCCACTTAACTATTATGTATCCAGGATACAAAAGTAAGATAAAGGGAGTTAACCCAGATAACGATAATATGTATAATTTAACAGAAAAGGCCTATGGGAAAAC